AGATCACTGTCGCCACGCTATCAGGGATAATTGTAGCCGTCCCGGAGGTCGGCTCGGAGCCGTCTATCCCCTCGAGAGTGAGGACCGCAAATTTAGAGCTTGTCTGGATAAATGGACCCTCGGAATTACTGGCTATTTTCCGGAATGTGATATTCCCCTCTCCATCATCGAGCTTAACCCTCCATCCCTGGCATTCATTAAACATTAAATATGGAAATTGGACCGCCCCTGGAGAGGCGGAGGAAAAGATAGCCGCCCCCGTCCGAGTGAATCCTCCACTATAGACCGAATTGTCCACCGTCCCAATATCTATCCATGCGCTCCCATTATGTCTTTGTATTTTGAAATTCTGGAAATTGACATTCTCCAGGCACACTCCCAGAATATCATTCTCCAGCTCTGTCACCTCCTGAGAGGGGTCGACATAGAGCGCAATTCGAGCGGTCGGATTAGGACCGGGAGAGGTCACAGGAGATCTCCAGGGCGTCCGTTTAGATGGAGAGATAGTATAGATCATATTATCGAGAGGATAGTCGAATCTCGGCTCTATTTGCCAGGTGTCGACCTCCTGAGTCGCTCCGTCTCGGGTGGAGATAAATAGATCACCGTCCAATTTCACACTATAGCCGAGCCCTGGATAAGGTCGACTCCACAATTCCCGCCCGGTCTGTCCAAACGCCAATTGGAGTCCTGTCATCGCATCAAATGAGAAATGACATTCATGGAGATCGAGGTCTCGAATCGATCCGTTTCCGATCGCTCCGAAATAGATATAATTTGAGGTAGCCGTCCCGGAGGTTAAGCTCGAGGTATCTCCTAAATTGCTCCAGGTCCTCGGAGAGCCGCTCGAATTGCCCCGATACCATGCATAAACATTTGAGCCCGAGATTCCAATTAGAATATCCGTCTCCAGGGTATTATCCACTAATCGGAGCGGTCCAATTTGAGCCCCGGCGATCTCATCATAGAGATCCAATTGGGTCTCACTGGCTCGGACCGAGACCTTATAGGAGGTCGAGGAGCCGTCCGAGATTTGTAATTGGAGGATAGGCTTGAGAATTGTCCCAGTGTTTAGCGTGATTCTCACTCGAGCTACGATTCCATTATCCAGGGTCCCAGTAAATCCGGACCTTCGATAATATCTCTGTGTTAACGCCGTTGTCGTAATATTCACATATCCATTATTTAAGGTCTGTACACCGGTTCCGACCGCAGTCCACCCGAGAGACCCTGGCAATTGGAGCGGAATCCAATTGACACTCCATCTCATTCTCTCCGTATCACCTGAAAACGCTCGATATGGAGGGGCGGTGACGGTGGAGTAGCCTCCAATTTGAAAACATCCGAGGACCTCATCATAAGCCGAGGCGGCGGTCCCGGCGGTATTATGAAAGAGGAGACCCTCTCCGCCCTGGCTACATCCTACAAATTGAGTGAGATAGAGATTCGAGGCCGAGTCCGAATTGTGGATAGAGGAATTCTCATAATTTACAAATACACTGCTCGAGCCGATTCCCATTTGAGACCAATTATAGCCCCCGTCCTCACTCTGAAAAACTAAGGTTTGATCTGCTGTCGTCCCCTGAATCATTCGAGCTACGGCGTAATATTTGCCGTCCGTATCTATCCAGGCGGAGAGGTCGCTCTCATGATTATTAGCCCCTCCATTCTGGAGATTTGTATTTGTGGATATATCGTATCGGACCGCCGAGGCGATCGGGCTCGAGGCCGAGGCTAGACGAGCTAAGACCAATACTCTCGGAGAGGCGGGAAATTCTACGAATGTAATATTGAATCCACCGTTAACGACCTGGAGATCATGATTAAAAAATCCCCCGTCATCATTCTCGGCGACCTGCTCGAATGTGAGTCCTCCATTCGTGGAGAGATACTGATAGAGGATAGACTGATTAAAACCTAGGCTATTATTATGCTTTATGATATGGAGAGTCATTAGGGTTTGACCTCCGATAGAGCGGATTCGAATCCTAGAGAGATCGGCTCCAGCTGTACCGATACCAAAGCTGCCCTTATTTTGTATATCTATCGGAAAGTCCCATATATTATTAGCAATTGCGTCCGTCGAGACCTGAGACCACGAGGCCCCGGCGTCCTCCGATTTGTGAATATTGATTTGAGCTAATTCTCTATCTCCATCGATGGACCAATGCGCCACAATTAGAGAGCCGTCCTCCATCTCACAAATCCCAGAATGCAGAAAGCCCTCGGCTATACTCCCGGAGAATGTGTATAGAGAGATCGGCGTCTCAAATGTCCCCTGGGGCGTCCGTTTTATTACCATCACATCATAATCGGAGCCGTCCTGTTTCTCGACGGTGACATAGACAGAGCCGTCCGAGGCCTGGATAGCGTCTCGAGGTCGGAATTGAATCGTATTTGACCCGGCGACTCTCTCCCAGTAGCTACAAATATTATAAGCGTCTCGTCCGTACCAATCGCCACTCTCTCCAGGGCGGAATTGTAATTGAGACCGCCCCTCTAATCCGACATGCCCCGCTCGGACCGTCCGGACCTGGACAATATCTCCCTCATTCATTAGCCCGGACGCCTGGAGAATCATCGGGCTATTTTGTGAGGCTCTGGGGACTCCAGCTCTCGGCGTATTTTGGAGAGCCGAGGTCTCATCCATCCAGAATGAGTCCACATTAAACTTAAGAGGCGATATAAAGCCTCTCATTCGATTAGGGGTTCTATCCTGTCCCATTAGTACGCTCCCGAGCCCTGAGGTTTAAATCTCCGGGTAAGGACGGAGCCTCTCCGGAGTGCACTCCTATTATATCGATCTAAATGCTTAAACGGTGAAATTACTATAACTCTATCCCCTGGAGAGTCGCCTCTCTGGAGAGCGTCAATTCCGGATTCTCCACCTAATCTCCCGACTGTCGCCTCGTCTAGGATAGCCTCGCCGGCTTGCGCTCGGACTAATCTCTCTCCAGGGCGGAGAGGGTCTAAATTGCCTATCATCCCTCCCATGTCATATGTCGGTATCGGCTGAGAGAGGACGGCGGCGGTTTGAGCCGCTCCCGAGGCGACTAGGGCTCCAGTCGCTAATCCCCCGGCTATCGGTCCCAATTGTGCATTAGCTTTGCTAATTGCGACCGCCGTATTAATGGCAATATCGGAGACGGCGGCGGTTTGCCCGAGACGAAATATCCGCTTAGCTTGCTGTGCGGTGAATGCGCCGGTGTTCTGCTGTACTGCTAGGAGAGAGGCGGCAATTGTGGAGGCGGAGGAGACCATAATATTCAGGGTCTGGAGGCGAGCCGCTTTCTCTTTCTCAATTTCTTTCATCTTTTGATTATGATAATATGCCGATCTCTCGGCCTCCTGGGCATCTAGAGCTGCCTTAACGGCCGCCTCATCCTGGACAATTTGCCCTAATTCGAGGATACGCTCTCTCTCCGCCTCAAATTTCATCAATTGGATCTCCTCCTCCGTCATTTGAGACTGGATAGAGGCGTCCGTTATCGATTTAAGCTCTTTCCGGGCAGCTATAAGCTCTCTCTCCGCTTGCGCCTGGGCTCTCCTGGCCTCGGCCTCCGCTTTAGAGGCCTCCAGAGCCTCGGCGGCGGCTCCCTTAGCCTGATCCGAGGCGGCGGCGGCGGATTTGCGTCTCCGGTCCTCCGAGGCGGCCTCTTTCTCGGCTTGCTCTAATATGTCCTTTCTAAGCTCTCTCAATTCGGAGACTCTCTGGTTAGCTTTTTCGTAGGAGTCACCTAGAATTAATACTGCATTCGCCCCGTCCGTTAAGGGCTTGCTCAATTGCTCGACCTCAAATAAGGTCTGGGTCGTTATGTCGTTTATTTTGTCAAATTCACCGGTGAAAACGGCCCCGATAGAGCGAGCGACTCCTAGGATATATGTCAGAGTGATCTCCACCGAGCGAGATAAAAAATCAAATGCTCCCTTAGCGGATATAACGACATCCTGAGCTATAGATCCGAAAAAGACGATAGCGTCCGAGAGTAGAAATATAGCATTATTTAAGCCCTCGGCTCCGGTAGCACTCATTAAGAGATTCGCTCCGACTCCCTGGAGGACCAATTCGACCTCGGCCATAGCTCTCTGGAATGTCCCGGCCATATTTCCGGCCTCCTCCATATTGACCCCGAATTCCCGAGCGAGGTCATTAAAGGCGGCCATATTATCCAGGGCACCGGACTGCATTAGAGCGGCCCCGGCTTTAGCTCCGAAAATGTCCATAGCCAAGCTGTTTTTCAGGGTCTGATTCTCCACCTGGGAGAGCGTCTCCGTTATCTCATTAAAGACCTCGTCACTAGAGCGGAGATTCCCCTCGGCGTCCGTAGCAGAGATTCCCAGGGCTTTGAATGCGTCCGAGGCGGGTCCGGAGCCTTCCGCAGCTGCTGCGATAGAGCCGGTTAATTTTATGAGACCGCCCTCCAATTTACCGAATTCCACTCCGGAGCCGGCGGCGGCTAATCTCAGTCCCCCCAGGGTCTCAATTGCAATTCCGGTTTTTGTGGAGGCGTCCGTTAACTCATTCGCTAAATCTGCGATATGCTGTCCAAATGCGATAATTGCCGCCCCTGCGACCGCCGCTCCTCCGGCTATCATTCCGACCGCCTTTCCGGCCTTTTTGAATTCGGCTCCGATATTTCTGGAGGCCCTCTCGGCGTGTTTCTCTGCTTTTTTAAGCTCGTTATCGAGATTCTTAGCCATTTTTTCGGCTTGCTCCTGAGTCACTCCAGGGATTCTCTTTAGAGCATTCTCGAGAGAGGCGGTCCGAGCCTCATATGAAATTGCAATTGTCTTGTTTACATCAGCCATTAATCCGCCCTCTCCATTTCTTTTAATAGGTCATTCGCCAATTCCCGGACGACCTTATCCGCAGCTTTTACGGACGGTCTATAGAGGAAATGCCACCAAGCTAGCCGCCCGGGCTTTAATTCGGACTCCTGTCCATTTCTGTTTAGAGACGGTCTATTTTTTCCACCGAGTATCCCGGCCGCATATTCCGCCTCATTCTCCAGAGAGACCACAATTCCCCCGGTCGTTAAGCCGAATGTGATCTCGAATTTATCGACCGATCTCTGCGACCGCTTTCTCCGGACTGGCCATTCTCTCTCGGCGTCTCGCTTTATAATCTCGAGCGTATCCTGGAGGGTTTTTGTGATCTCCGGGAATGCTTTCTTGAGCGTATCCTCAAAAAGGGTCCGAGCCGGCCCCTCTAATCGGACGGTAGCATTCCCCCGAACCGCAGTGAATTTTCTAGCCATTAGACCTCCTCTCCTGGAGCTTATCAAATTGAGCTTGGATACGCCTCTCGGTTATCCTCTCTCTCCTCCGGGCTCTCTGTTCTTTCGTCTCATTCTCGAGGGTCATATCGGCTAATAATAGCGATTTGAGATCACTATCGAGAGCGGTGAACCATCCAGGGTCTCGATTCCACCGTCTCGACATTTGAAGATCTAATCGCTCGAGGCGACCGCCCCGGGTGGAGACAAAAAATCCGCCGTCTCCTCCACCTCCTCTCCGCTCGGGAGCTTGGTGATCATTTGAGACATGAGATAAGCTCCCTGGGAGTAAATATCCGCAATTGAGACATTCGACCCGAGGAGATAGTCTAGACATGAGACGCCATAGCCCAATATATTATCCTTTACGGGGTTATATTTTGGGACGCCGGGAGAGGAGATGGAGAGACATATCGCCGCCGCACAAATCCGCCCCAATTCGGTTTGAGAGGGCTTATCGCTCCAGGCGGAGATAATGTCAAAAATTGAGGCTAGAGAGGAGGGGACCTGGGGCTCAATTGTCCCCAGGGTCCCGAGTTTTATGTTTTTCATTCTGGGTCTCCTATGTCGATCTATGCGTAGGTAATGCCACCGTAGCAGGTGAAATTCAGGGTCCATCCGTCCGGATCTCCCTCGGCGAATGAGAGAGTGCACACACATTGGGAGAATGTGGCGACATGATCTTTAGCGTCTCCGAGAGAGGAGCCGGCGACAGTGAATTCCATATTTACTGCATAATGCTCGACAAATACAGAAACGCCCGAGCCGGTGGAGGCATTAGCGTTATAATTTCCGGTCCCGGTTATAAAGTCCTGAATGCTACCCGCATTTGAGGAGTCCGTAAATTGTCGGAAATAGAAATTGAATGATCCGGTGATAGGCTGCTCGTCTCCCTGTCGGACTGTCGTAATAGAGCCCCGGTCTCGAATGACAGTCTGATCTCGGAGAGGCGTCTCGAATGTGAAATTGCCCTCCTCATAAGCTACCGTTAATTCGACTGCCGTTGGAGTCGTACCGTCTAGGAGCTTGATCACTCCGTCTTTTTTTGCCTTTGGAATTGTACTATAGGCCATATTATCCTCCTATGTTATGGATATTGTGTGATAGGTCGTGAATTCGAGATCGAATAGCATATACTCCATAGAGTCCGTTATGTCTCGGACGCTCCGGGCGAATCGTATCTCGACCCCTGGTCTAATTGTCTGATATGAATTGAGGACGGCGGCTATCACCGAGCCCTCGGTATCCAGGGCGAGATCATAATCGGTCGGATATGCGTCCTTAGGTCGGAGACGATAGGCAAATTTAACATTAACTACCGTCTCCATCATGACTCCGACCGCTCGCCTTTGTCTCTCCGGGAATGCATTAGATATGGAGACCTGGACTCCGAATCTCTTATGTGCTACCGAGTTCTCATTCCGTCCAAAATACTCCGGAGGAATCAAGCTCTCCGAGAATCCACTATCTCCGAGAGCTGTAGATATTTGAGAGGCGATAGCCGCTCTAATTTGAGAGACGGAGATCGACATTAATAACGCCCTCTCCGGTATCTAAACCGGCCATGGAATCCAGGAGACGAGGTATAGATCACCGGGTTTTTAGCTTGTCTCAAATCCGGATCATCCGGGCTCCCGTCATGTCCATAATCATAGACCCAGGAGATTCTTTTCCATTCGTCCTGATAGAGTCGATAATGCTCCTGTGATAAATCTAGATAGCGTCCATTCGATTGACCTAGGGAGGAATGAAAATCTCTCCATATTAGATAGAGCGTCAAATGTCTATGAGACTCATAAAAGGCCTCGGAGGACATGACTAAATATTCAAGCCCTCCGCCCTCCGTCCTCAAGCGGCGAATGATAGTGAACCAGGCATCATCTATATATTGCTGATAACTGGTTAAGCTCGAGGGGCGGAGGTCGGAGAGATCGCTATAAACCGCAGTGAGATCGGCGTCCGATATTACCGGATAGAGCCGTCTCCGGACGAGAGCGGCCATTCTTCGGAAATTATAGACATCTCCTCCAATTGTGAGAGCCCACTCCTGAACCCATCCCTCGCCAAGCTCTAGAGACCCGGAGAGATTCTCCGCAGAATGAGAATATTGGGCTATACCTCCGGAGATAGTGACGGCGGCTCCGTCCACATGAATTCCGCCCCCTGGGGTCTTTAGGGTATAGGTCCCCGAGGTCGGCTCCACTAATGCTCCGTCTCGATAGATCGGGAGAGTCGTTAATTGAGCTTTTTCCCTCTCTAGCAATTCCACAATTCGGATTTGAGGGGCGTATGGAGTCGATCCCGCTGTCATTCTTTACCTCGTCTCTTTCTGGCCTCTATTATCCTATTTTTGATCTCGTCATGCGTAATTTTATTATTTCCGGACCGTCTCTGGTCCTCGAGGATACGCCCGGCCGCTCTATTCATAGCCTCTCTATCATCCATAATATTTTATCCCTTTCTCCTGGAGATCATCGATTCCTTTCTGCATGGCGTTAACCTCGTCTCTAATCGTCTCCATTTTGGCCGCTAATTCGGGGATATGCTGCTGTCTAATATATCGGTCGATATGTCGAGACCGTCTCAAAAGGAGACGCTTTAAAAGCTGCGGGTGAGGGAGCTTAATTTTACCCTCTCGGACGAGACTCATTCGCCATTCATTCCAGGCGTTTCTATCCAGGGTCTCCACGAATTCCCCGGCCACATCTTCGAGAATCATAAATTTATGTGCAAAATAGCGACCGCCTCGGCATGGATAGACCCGGAGGAAATCTATTTGATTAGGGAGAAAGATAGAGTATCCTCTCCGAGCTAGAGCTGCATGTCTCCCGGTGGCGTCCACAAATTTTCCATTCATGCGGATTCCATTAACGCCGGGTTTCTCTGTCTCGCTCTCGATAATTGGGAGCCACATCCAGACCATTTGGATCTCGTCTTTCTTCTTTCCGGGGATCTGTACTTTTTCCAGAGCCCAATTTTTAGGATGATGTTTAAAAAAGAATTTTTGATTAGGTCGGACGGGTAGAACCGGAGCCGTCTCCGGACCTGCGCTCCAGGGCATAGCTAAATTATTATATTCCATAGGGGTCTCCATAGATAGAGAGGAGGGGAGAGACGGTAGATTTGAGACCCAGGAAAAACCTATAGACCCGAGTCTCCCCTCCTCAAAAAAAAGGGGTCTCTTAAAGATTAAGCTAGAGAGAGCAGCTTAACGCCTCGGTTATCGTCTAGGACGCCAATTCCGAGATAGCAATGGCCCATGATAATTGTCGAGGCGGTCGCTGCGTCACGCTCGAATTCCACGACAATATCACCCATAGCCATAAAATCGGACGCTCCAGGCATGTCTCGAGGAACGCCGGTCCCATAGCCGAGTGCACCGACTCCGAAAAGGGCTCCCTGGAGATCGCCGCCACCTGAGGTCTCAATATATGAGGAGGTGTAGAGATCCGCATTCAAAAAGCGTCCGACATAGCCGGGGCCCTTAGCCGAGATCGCCTCGAGGGTAGCCGGGCTATATGCGAAAATGCTATTAGACTCGTTTCGGAGATCATCCTGGAGCTGTGTCAATTGCTTAGGATGGAGGATTCCGGCGAATGGACCGGGGACGCCTCGATTAGAATCCGCTTTCTCAAGCTCGAAAATGCCGTCTAGCATTCCGTCCACTGTAAAAGCTGCCCCGGTATTACCGGCGGAGGTGGTAAAGGTCGCAATTGCGGCGGCGGTGAGATCTGCGAAATAAGCCTCGTATGATCCCGCCATGCTCTGGGCAATTCGGAAAACATCAATTCCATTAGCTGCGCCCTGGAAATTGGTAATATTAGCCAGGTCGGAGACCTGATAGCGCAGAGCTGCACGAGCTACAGCAATATCGACTGAGGTATCAGTCAAAGCTGTATTAGAGGCGGCGTCGACGGCGGTATCCTCGGCGGCGGTCGCTGAAAAAACGTCCCGTCCATCGAGACCGGCTAGAGATACTCGAATCGTATCAGAGCCGAGGCCGTTAATGGATCCGATAAAGTCGATATAAGGGCTATTTCGGAGGTTATTGGTATCGGTGAGGAGGAGGCGGATCTCCTGTGAGAGCATAGCCGCCAGGCGGAGATCGGTCTCGAGCGATCCCTGAGAAATGATATTATTAACAGCCATGATATAAGGCTCCTATTTTAAACGGTGAATTGTGATAGTGCTAAGGGCTCTCTGCTTTTTCCGGTGCGACCGTACCCAATTCGCTTTGTAGGCTTGCGCCTGAAAATACTATATCATGATAATTTTAATTTTTCATGATAGGAGCTTTCTCCATTTGAGATTAAAGTCCCATCCTGTAATTGTCCCATCACTCCCGAGGGCGACCTGGAAAGCGACTCCGAGCTTAATCGTCTCGCTCGTGCTAGTCGTTTTTGTATTTAAGAGATCGCTGACCTGACTAATTGTATTGAGCATTTGATAATCGTTATAGCCCTCATCATCTCTAAAAATGGTCCCATTCCAATCGACCTGTGAAATTGCTAATTCTTTCTGACTTGTGTATGTTTTTCCAATTGTAGCCGTCATTTGGAGATTCTGGAATCTATATCCGAATGCGTAGCTCGAGCCCTGGGGAGCCGTTGTCGTCCCCTGGGTCCTCATGATTCTAGTCTGATTATAGTATCCATCGTTATTCGTAGCACTCAAATTAGGCCTTAATTGGAGACCATGACCATAATAAACCATATCACCCGAGATAAATGGAGGACCGTCAAATCCGCACCATAACATAACCGTTTGAGGATTTGCGGTATCCGTATAATAAATAGAGGTATTAGTCACCCCGGCCGGCTCAAATTCCAATTGAATGACTCCATTTGAGCCCTCGTCCGGATTTAAGCTATCCAGGCTAATCCCGGTATCAAATGTCAATATGCCCATTTCGGCCATTCTCGTTGTATTAGATGCGCCTCCGACATCCGCTCCGATATTGATTCTATGCGCATAGCCCTCGATCGAGGACGAGGTGAGATTAAAGGTCGTATAGCTCTGGCTATCTAGAGACAAATCGCCTGAGGTGATAGCCGTCCACGCTCCAGGGGAGCCGCCTCCACCTCCGGAGGTCGGAAATGAAAATCTAGCCATTAGATCCGCTCCAGTATCAATTGGACATTTGCCGAGCCGGTGGAGGCGGCGACCGCAATATTAGAGATTCGGTCTAATGTCGAATGTCCTAAATTGATCTCGAGTAAATTAGACGCCGGGATAACGATAGTATCCGATGGCATAGCCGCCCCATCACTAACGGAGGAGGTGGCGATTTGTGTCTCCACATCTCCTCCTATTGATAATCGGATCTTACCCTGGGGGAGTGTGATCTCCTGCTGTGTCGTACCGACCGAGGCGATAGATTTAATATATGGAAAAGAGCTTACTGTGCTCAAGTCGACAATTGCCATTATGATCTCCTATTTTGGAAAAAAGCGTTTTTGATAGCGTCTCTATTTTGTCGATAGAATTCGAGATCCTTAAGACCTCGATCGACTAAATTATCCGTCACCGGAGGAGCCTGGAGAGCTCCTGAATTCATTTTTGGAGGAGCGGGAGCCTGGAGAGAGGACTCGGGGCGGATAGTCTGCATTTGAGGAGCGGCCTCCTGAGATGGAGGAGCGGTCTCCTGAGACGGAGCCGAGGTCTGGAGGCTCTGGAGGTGAGGACGGATAGCCAGGGGAGCTTTAGAGGGGTCCTGTACTAAGCTCTCGAGCCATTCCCCGAGAGGCAATTGGTCCTTTTTGGATAGAGTCGACATAGACCGGGAATATTGCCATTCCACTAACTCCAGGTGATCCGGATCGGTAAGGCCATATTTAGAGACGGCCTGATAGCGATCGAATCGTCCATTAGCCGTCTCCAATTGTCCTTTTAAGCTCTCTATTTGCCCCTGGAGGTTATCTATGGCTCCGAGGCGTCCTGAGACGCTATCTAGCTCGCTTTGGAGGCTCTGGACCTGTGACTCCGCCTCGGCGGCTCGTGCGCTCAATTTTTGGATTCTAGACTGGATAGCCGAGTCCATTTCTGATTTGAGGACATAGGTCTCGCCCTCGTGCGTAATTGTTTTCATTCTGGGTCTCCTGGTTTAAAGATATTCCGCTCTTTCTCTGCGGATTTTTTGTAGTAAATCTATCGCCCCGGTCTCATCTAGATCGGGGTTAAGCATTCGGATCGCATCTATCGGACTGATTAGGCCGGCTCCGAGCTTGGCGATAATGTCCTCTCTCTGCGCTCTCAATTCCTCCGGGGATAGGTCGAGGCTATGATAACTCACTCGATACCCGGTCTCCGGGAGAGAGGTCCCTAAATATCGATTACATAGAGCCGCGGATTTTTCGAGGAGGTCCTCGTCCGAGACACGAAAAATAGGAGCGAATCTCCTCTGGCTTTCTCTTTGCCCGGCTCTATCTATGGAGAGAGCATATCCGGAGCGGGGATCCGCATTCTGGCGAGTGAGACTCTCGGGGCTTATCCCTGATGAGATAGCGACTCGCATCTCATATTTAGCGATAGACTCGAGGAGATCATCCGGAGAGATCGGCGGCGTAAATGTCCCCACTAGAGGTTGACCTGTCGTATCCGGATCCGCCTGGAGGACGAGAATGGAGGAGGGGTCCGTAGCAATTGCAGCTCTGCGAGAGGTGAGACCCTGGTCCATTTGAGAGAGACCGGCGACCGAGGCTCCCAATATATATTTCTGACTCCAGGCGTTATCTCGGACGCAGTGTAGAAACATCGAATATAGGACGGCGGAATTGAGAGAGCCGGTGACCTGAGAGAGACCGTCTAAAAAATTCCATAGCTCGCCGGTCTTTTGAGCATGATAGACCGAGAGGGGTAGAAAGGGGACCCCGGCGGAATTGCGGAATGGATAGTCCTCTCCTCTATGTCCCGGGTGGCCCATATAAAGCTCGGAGACATCCTCTCCGAGAGAGCCGTCCTGATTCACTCGATAGAGAGCGAATTCCGGATAGGACATGTCTCGAATGTCTAAAACATCACAAATCCATTCCTGGTCTCCCGTCTCCGGATGAATGCGGAGTCGATACTCCCGATAATAGACGGGAATATCGGGCTGATCACTATCGACCTCACAATATACACAGTCCGGAGTCACCATCCGATAATAGAGCCCTGGATTCGAGCTTGAGCCGCCTCTCACATGAGGAATGACCTCGACTCGGACGATACACTCTCGGAGACCGAGGACCATTTGCTGCACTCTAGACATGAGAGGCCATAGCCCCGCGCGAGTGGCGTATCCCTCTCGACCTAATAACGGACTAATGTCTCCAGGAGCGGAGACCGCCGGGGCCTCCATATATAAAACGCTCAATTGGCGAGTGATTTGCTCAAATGGATTTGAGGAGAGATCCGAGGGTCCCCAGCTCTCTCTCCGGTCCGGGGAGAGGTGTCTCGCTAATTCGTCCTCCAGGTCCTCCTCCCAGGCTCCGGTTAACATTCTCCGCCTTAAGGAGGTATGCTCCCAACGTCTTTGATCTAGATTTGACGGGGCTAAAGGCTTTAGAGGAAAATCATATCTAATCATTTAATACATCCGAATCTTTGCGGGTGGAGTGAATCTCTCGTGTATAACCGGGAGGACGCAGTAACGGAGGGCATCGATCGCATGGCCATATGGATCGGTGCTTTTTGCCGAGCTTGTCCGCTTTAGAGTCCACCTCTGGAGAGAGGAGATCAATTGGCGACATTCCGGACGAATCCAGAAATGCTCTCGGCTTAGTATACTGTATATCATACTAGCCGAGTAATATACCGAATTTTTGAATTTGAGAGCCGTCCTAATCGTAAAGGGGAGACCTCGAGGCGGTAAATGTAGGACTTTCTCGAATGCTCTCATGAGGAGTCCATTAGACATTTTAAAGCCCTTATTTCCTCTCTGCGCATAATGCGCCCCGTCTCCGGTCCATGTGCACATAGCCGGATCGACTTGATATTTACGGAGTAATTCTAGGATTCCTCTCACATGGACCTCGGGAGAGGACGCTCCTCCGATATACTCTCCGAGGATATAGACTCTCGGCTCCTGGGGTTCTTTCATGTCGATAGCCGAGAGGATAGCGACCTGGGTTCCCGGCTGCGAGCCATGATCTATCCCGACCGCAAATTTATAGTCCCCTGGAGGACAAGGGGCTCCGGAGATCATAGACGGCTTGAAATTATCAAATACCAATTGAGACGGGTCTATCCCTACATCCCAGGAGCCTTTTAATCGAGCGTCTCGGTCTATCGGGAGATAGGTCGAGGCGATATGATCTATTTGCTCCTGAGAGAGGAGAGGCTCGCATCCTCTCGGAGTCGTATCCTCCACCGTTAACGGGGCTCGAGTACAGGAGATTCTCCCGTCCTCCACCATAGCCCGGAGATATTGGACATCACATCCGACCGGGGTCATAGTGATAGAGATCGTCCCGGTCTTTCCACCGGCTCCGCCTCGGAGGACTCGAGCGGCGATCTCTCCCCAGGCTCCCTCCGGAATTGGCTCGTCCACCGCCACGAATGGAATTGAGGCCGAGGCTAGTCCGAGTCCCTGGGCCACCGTTTTAATTCGGATGATACTCCCGTTTCTGAATCTCACAATTGGGACCTGGCCTCTAAATCCACGCCCTGGAATGAATACGCAGTCCTCATGTAAAGACCCCGCCGGGATCATTCGATAGAGCTTGTCCTGAATGATTCTCGATTGATCATGAGAATGAGTAATTAGCCAGCACTCCACCGGGGGCGGGTCGCATTTGATATATGGATGGATTCCGAGGCATCTATAGAGAATCTCCGCACAATTGGCCGCCGTTTTTCCGACCTGATTCCCTCCCAGAAAGAGCTTAATCGGAGAGGGGTCTCGGAGGAATTGCTCCTGGGGAGGAGTCGGACGGAAATAAGCCAGGGGATTCTCCTGGACTCTCCTCTCCAATTCCAAAATAGAGCGAGCGATCTCTATCATTTATTTTCATCCTTTCCGGAATTGCGGCTATCAAAAACACCCGCCATAGCCGAGCCGAGCATTCCTGTTAATACTAATAGGATTCTCTCAAACATAGCCAAGCTCTCAAGCTCAAATTGTCCATTCTGCCACCCGATAACGACCAATACAGCTAATAGCACTATTAGACCGACCGTCCCCCCGAATATTTGACGGAGGAGTGAGACCTGGGCACTTAATTTTTTTTGTCGGTGGAGATTATCCTCCGCCTGGGCTCTAGCTTGATCCGCCTCGAGCCGAGCCTCCTCCGCTTGAGCTTTAAGAGCTTTAGCCTCCTCCAGAGCCGCCTCGAGCCGACCTCTCTCCTCCTGGTCTCGTCTCCGGTCCTGAAATATCGCCACAAAATAACGCTCGGTCGAATTTTTCACATCTGCGACATTTACGGAGACGGGGATAATATCTCCATTTTGAGCGGTCGCCTCTAGGTCTCGCCATTGGCCCATAATACTTGATTTATGGACTATCCCGTCTCTCCTAGACATATGTTTTTGAATGTGGCTATCGTGATGATCCGCATATTTAGAGGGCATTAGAGACTTAACGTCTAGACCTATCATAGCCGCCGAGGTCGGATAGCCGAATAGGACGGCGGCGGAATTATTAGCGAGCTTTATCGTTAAGCTCGATTCTCCATCATGCTCGCAAATTACCATAGCCACCGAGAGTCTATCGGAGAGGGCCTCTAATACCTCTATGACTCTCATTTAGAGACGCCTGTCAAATAGAGATATGCAGCTCTCCGGGCTCTCTGTCTTTTCACAGGTCTCGAGGATAAGCAGCTTATTTTGGACATTTGAGATTTGCTCGCATTCCGCCCCGCTCGCCTTAGCGTCTATCCCTCTAGTCATCATCCTACAAAACATCTCACGACATAGGAGATCATTCCCGGCCCTCTCTATGTACTCCAAGCTACAAGGGGTCTCGAGGAGGTCTGGCTCTGTCAAATTGGAGGCGGGCTCATGAATTGCGATAGTACTCTCAATTAAACCCTGGAGATCTATCTCCTCCGGTTCTTTCTGTCTCTCCACATAAACCCAGATAGACGAGGTTAAGGCGACTCCACCGAGGACGCCGGCTAATATTACGGTGATCATATTATCCTCTTTTAATG